GCCGTTTTAGTTATGTAACTTCCACTTGTTTTTACACCATTGTCTTTAAGCCACTTTAGAATATCTTTCCTAGCCCATGCGATGTCCGGTATACCGTCATCTTGTAAGTCTACTGTAACAGGTTCATCACCTTCAATCTTGAAATCTTTTCTTAGGGCTTTCCTGTTTGCCTCAAGCCATTCTTGAGAAACCGCTACAGGTTTACCTCTAATCCAAGACTCACAACTATCTCTTCTTCGGGCTTCATAAAAAACCCCTATGTAGGTTACTGTAGGCACTTAACCCACCTCAGTTAAGTAATAGTACTGTAATTTGGCAAACTTGATTTGCGATTTCCGAATCTATGATAAGTGCCGGAAGAGTTCCTGCACCAGTGGTTGGGGCTACTGTTGCATCTGCACCTGCCGTTCCTGTGTTATTCATTGTAATCGTTACATCTTTAGCCGCAGTTGCCGAAGCGTATCCGACAATTCCAAGAATCTTTGACGCACCTGTTGTAAAAACTAGCGGTTCAACAGTTGCCGCTTGAACAATATTCACTGTGAAAGTGACCATTCTCAAACTTCCAAGTGCATTACCATCAGTATTAGCGGCGTTAAAACCTGCTAATGTACCCGGATAAGAGCCACCTGCGTTTCCATCTAACCAACCTGTTTCATCAACGGGGGTTCCTGTTCGCATATCAATATCAGCAAGAATATCAACAAGTGTAAAATCACTGTCTGCTGTTTTAATACTAAGTCCTTTTTCTGTTTTGGTTGTTGTTGCTACCATATTTAATCATCTCCTAATTTTTTTTTCTCCATTAATCCTCACTGTAGGTCACGAATCGAGCCATGTCCTCCAAAGAAAGTAGTCCAAACTTCTCCCATTGAACGGTACATACCCTCTTGTCCTAGACGGTTAATAGCGAATGGGTCACCGGTTTCGATACCGGATTCAAAGTATTGAGTTGGTATAGCAGTTGAGAAATATAGGTAATCAGTGTCTAGGAAGTACATACGACTTAGACCGTCTTTTGCTATATCCTTAGATGGGATAATAGGTACACCGTTGTAGGTTGCTACGATGAAACCGGCTTCAATACCCGGTACACCCTTAACACCGTTGTAGGTTGGTGTAACTCTCTTCTCTTCCATGAACCTTTGTTGGCTTTGTAGTAGTTGTTGTAATCTCATTAGAGTATCATATCCAGTTAGGATAACCTTTGGATTTCCACCACGAACCCAAATCTGTTGGAATAGGGTGTCTAGGTGGTCTAAAGATAGAGTTCTTTCAGTAAGACCTGCATCTGTAGCAACATTTACTTCTGCGTTAGACCAAGAGTTTGCACTTCGGTCAATAGAGTAAATATCAAGGTCAGCCGCACTGTCAATGTGAGCAGTGTGAGAAGTAGATGCCCCACTTGCTACAGTAGCGGCATATCCTGTACCTGTACTGTCCATAGTTGAAGAAGCAGTAATTCTATCTAGTGATTCAAAGTCGTTACCTGCCGGAGTATCGGTGTCTTGTGTAAGCATTTTGTTAATGTGTTCTGCGTGGTGCTTACCCATTTCTTCCTTTAGTACTGAACGAATGTCACCTAGACCGTCATCTTTGTCAGCCAAGAACATAGCAGTTTCACTCATGTCGAATGTGTGAACAACTGTCTTAGGTTTTGCCGCAATATGTTGGAACACAGGTTTTGTTGTGTCCGGTAGAGTAGCGTTTTCTGCAACTCCACCACCAACACTGAATGATGGTCTGTCAGTAATAACTCTCCAACCACTTCTTTCCCACGGTCTCTTAGGTAAAATTGAGAATGCGTTAAACTCTTGGTTCAACTGTGACCAAACTTTTCTACCGTAAATTGCTTGGTAGGTACCTGCTGTTGTACTTAGCATTGGTGCATCTGCTTTCAATAACTCACTACCGGAGTAGGAGTAGCCCATAGCGTTTCCTGCACCGTAAAAGTATCTTTCCATATCTGTTATGTTTCTTATGTAATCTCTTGCCATATTAGTCATCTCCTTTTTCTTAATTTATTATCCTCAAGCACCCCTGTAGACACTATTTGCTAGTGTGTGTACCTCATCCCAAGACATGTTGCTCAAGTCTTGAGTAGATGGGATTGTAACATTTGTTGATAGGTCAGCCTTTGCGATTGTTGTACCTTCTGTAGTTAGGTTGTCAATTCTTTCGGAAAGGTTTGAAATTGCCTTCATGACTTCACTAATTGGTTCACGAGCATCGAATTGAGCCTTTTCTGCTTCGGACTTTGCGATTGCTTGTTCATTAGCGAATCTTGAAGCAAAGTGTCCTTCTAAGTCACCACGGAATTGTTGTTCCGTAGCCGCCGCTTTGTAGACTTCATAAGCCGCCTCAATATCGGTTGCTGAAACATTTGATGGGTGAATGTAGGATTTTGAAAGGTCAGCCGGACCCATAGCCCCTGCCGGTTGTTTTCCACCGCTTTGACTTACTGCGTTAATAGCACCGGTTGATGGGCTACCTGCGGTTTGCCCTCGGCCTCTAACTTGTCCGGCGAAGTAATCTGCACCATCTACTGTATCCGGGTTGTCGAATCCACCAAGTTGTGCTTTCTCAAGAGCATCAAAATGCTCTCTTGCTGAATGAGTATCTACACCTGCGGATTTTAGAGTATCTTCCATCCAATTTAGGTACTCGGCACTAATGACATCACTGTATTCATTACCTTTCATGTAATTCATTTTGTCATCATCTTTCTTTTCTTTCTTTTTCTCTTTCATTTCTTCTTCGGCCTTCATCTTATCATCCTTCTTTTCTTCTTTGTCGTCAGAATCATCTTTCTTACCCTTGATATGCTCTCGGAGTTGAGGTGGAATTTCACCTTTCTCCATAGCGTCAAGTCTTGCTTCTAGCCTGTTCATTACTGCGTTTAAGTCACTGTCTATATCTGTCATTTTACTCACATCTTCTTTTAAAATTCTAAATTGTGCTTCCGGGTTAATCCCTTTTTCACAAATTGTAATTTCATGGAGTTCCATTTTACTTATTTCTTGGTATTCTCCGTGTTCCCCATCAGCCTTTCTAACACGCTTGAAAGCCTGTCCACCAATGGAGAATCCTTGCAAATTACCTTTGCGTATTTCTGCGGCTACTTCACGAGCCTTTTCTATGTCGTTTCGTAGTTTACAAACTACAAACATTCCTGTGTCGTCTACTTCGGACTTCCACATTCTTCCGTTGGAGTCTACATAGTTATCTATAACTTCTCCAACTTGTATATTAGAGTGAGCCAACTGTACATTCCTGTATCTGTCACTCTTCATAAAACCGTCAAATGCATCTTTTAATGCACCACGAGTAATCAAATCTCCTTGCTTATCAACAAGTTCTACAGATGCATAACCGGCTACAACTAAATCACTACCACTCTTTAGGACTTTCAATCCCGAAGATGGTCGCTGTATAGTTAGCATCAATTCACACAACTTACTGTCATCCTATTTATATTGAACTGATACTTTATGTCTAAAAGAAATTAATCTACTTTATTAAAATCGGACAACTGCGAAGTATTACCATTCATTTCTATATGTTTTATGGGTTTTTTCTCTTTTTTATTTTTCTTAGGCTCGATTTCTTTTTCATCACTTCGTTTTCTACCATCATAGTCCGGCATAGTTTCTTCATTAGCCAAACGAGTTGGACCACTTGGAGACTCTATTGGTGTAGCCATATCTATACCCAAACCTTTTGGTCCTGTCCATGTCATTTTTTCTTTAGCGAGTGTATCTAAAGCACGAGATATAATTTCTAGTGCTTTTTTAGTAGTTGGTTTAAGTAATCTATTTTCATCGTCAGCCTCTAATACACCTGCTGACTGTTTATCTTGCCGTTTACGGCTTGGGGGCTTTTCATCTAGTACATCTGTTTTAACCAAATGACCATCAAACATAAGCGGTGCAACGGCACTCCAATACGGATACATACTTTCTGCTAATGTAATAGGATAGTTGGATTTTACCATACCACTCAATGCTGTAGAAGGATTTTCTAAATACCATAAATTACCATGACTTAAGACATCATATTCTACAGTATCTACATCTTTTAATATAACTTTTAATTTATTATTATCATATTCAATATCATGTGGAACTAAAATAGGAGTTAAAGATTTAGTAAGTATATCTAAAGATTCAGCACTAGCCGCACCTTCACCATCACCTTTACCGGTTATTTGTTTCATTTGAACATTAAAGACATTTCTTCCACCACGATTTTTTTTAGTTACCCCTGTAATAGATACTCTAACTACATCTCCTACTTTATATGAATCTCCTTGATTATGTATTGTTCCTATATCCATATACTCTTGTCCATTTACTTCTACTGCTCTATTACCTAATTTTGACCCATCTAAAATTGGTCCTGCGCCTAATCTATATGTATGTGAATTTTTACCTTTGACATCTAACACTATGAAATTGTAATCCTTAGTGTTTCTAAGTAGCATCCATTTAGGATGTCGCCTTTCTCCTTTCATGTATGTAGATTTACCATCTCTTAGTAAAAGCACTTTATGTTCCTTTTGAAGATTAGATATTGTTTCCTCTAAACCTTCTTCGTCTGTCATTTTAGTATCATGTGGACCGGGTATAATTATATTTTCATGACTATCAAATTGACTTCTTAATAATTTCATTCTTTCAAACATAGTCATATCACTTACATTGTTAGCATCATAATTTAGAATATCTATTATGTTTAGTTCATCTTCACCTAAGATACCATCTATAACATAATCTCTTTTATTTAACTTTGAAAGATTTTCTTTAAACGATTTTTTCAAACCAACTTTTTTACCATCTTCATCGTATGTAGTAATTGTTTCATCTTCACTTACAATAATTACTCTCTTACCATCATACCATTTACTGACTACCCACGAACCGCTAAATCCTTTTAGATAGTGTAAATCACTTATCTCAAAAATGCGATGCATCGGTCTAATAGGAGGTGACCATTTTACATCGTCATTTTTCATCAATAGTATATCGGGATTTAATAACGATGTGATATATGTAGAAATTTCACTCATAGCGATAGTTGAAGGCTCATCCGATGGAGATAAATATGTATCCATATTCACTCCTTGATGTGCCGAGAGAGTAGTTTGAGGCGGTGGTAAATTAGGTAATACTTGTTGTATGGTTTCCTTTCCAAATAATGTATTCAATGCTTCTTCACTCACTCTTGGGTAAAAACCCGGTTGGGTATGTTCACCAACTATTGGTTCTCCTTCTATATTAGTTTCAATACCAAATGAGGGTTCTGCTACAAACCCTTCATGAATATCTCCTACACCAAATATATTGTAGATAGATGCGTTAGTAGGATTTACTCTACCTATCTTAGAATGTGTACCTAAACCTGCTCTAGCAACTGTTTCAGTTGTAGGTGCTTCAAATGCACTTTCTAATATGCCACCTTTTTCATCCATTAATTTTCTCTCATCTAATACAATTAAAGAATCTAAATTATTTCTAGTAGTAGCGGTAACTTTCTTAACTCCTTTACCCATGTTTTTTGCACCGTGAGCATCAAATTCTCTAGCATGGAAAAATTCTAATCCACTATTTTGCATTGACTGACCAAAATGTTTTGCGTTAAGAATATGATTTAGTGATTGAGATAATCCATGTATAGGATTTGCTTTCCAATTTTCATTTTCTTTTCTTGCTCTCCTTTGTGCAATAGTTATCGCATTATGTATATTTGAATTATGTAAATCATGATGAAACTTATCATTACTGTTTAAGTCATCATATTCAGCACCCATAATATCATCATTAGGAGTATGTAAATGAGATATATCTGCATTTCCTATTTTTGATAATGTACCACTTGTAAGCATATTACCAACTGTTGAAACAAATAATGGTTGTTGTCTCAAAGAAGATTCATTAATAATATTAGCAACATGTTCTTTCATAGCGGGAGTTTTTTCTAAGTTTAATTTATTAATTACTTCATCAACTGACATGTTACCATCTATTTCTGCACCATTTTCTAGTAAATGATTAGCAATAGCACCATGTTCATTAATTTCTTTTGGTTTTTGACTGACCACATTGTAATCTATTCCATAAGTTACAGGAGATAAATCGTGATTATCTGTCGCTAAAATATGCCTTTGTGTGTCAGCCAATAATTTTTGCACATTATGTATAAACTGCACAGGGTTACTAGTGTCAAAAGCATCCGGTTGTTGTTCAAGAACTAACGGTATTATGTTATTTTTAGCGTAATCAACAACTGTATCATGGTGAGACTGTAACATATCTAAATACTGTTTAGCATTAATTTTCCAATGTGATGTAGGTTTATCTT